CTAGTTAAAATTAATATATTCTACTTTGTACATCTTGCCCCATAAATCAAATTGAGCTTGTGTTTTAGATTGTGTCGGAATATCTTTACCAGTTATTTGCTTGTATGTTCCTGAGTAGTGGTCAAGTGCTAGTTTACCATTTTTCCCAGCGAATGCAATACAGCGAATACCGTCAAATAACATTGTTCCGCCAGTAGGTTTTCCATTTGCGTCTACTACGTTGAAAATGTAAATCATTTTTGAGTTCTCCTTTGTTGGTTGATTTGGTTGGATTGGGATTTGATTTCCCATATATTTTTTAATCCCTGCGATAAAATAATCTTGGACCGCGGTAATAGCTGAACCATGCAAAGCCCAAGAGCGATGCGGACAATCTGTTGCTGAATACTCTTTATGAAGTCGAACGGTTTCACGATTCGGTGTTAAACCATATTTCTTCATCGCTGTTGCAACATCTTGAAAAACCGCTTCTTCTACAGCTTCAAATTCTGCATCACTAGCACCCATAGACTGGCAAACTTCCCAAGATAGGGCCCATTCATTCGCAAACGAATTGCCAGAATGCCACGCTATATTGTCAAAGTCATCTGCTTGATATTTACCATCCTTAGCAATATAAACATGAGCAAAACCAAGTTCTGCTTCATGATTAGGTAGCCAACTCCGATAATAGGAAGCACAAGCATTGATGCTCCCCGCATCATTATGAATGATGACAAAAGTTGGTTTACCAGGACGCTTTCCTGCAATACCTGGATAAAACAAGGTCATTCTTCTACCTCCTGTACTTTGTGAAGGGGAACTGAAACCATTTGATTTTCTACATTCACTTTAGCGAAAATTTCATTGTTTCGGACAAAATCATATTCCCCTGTAAACTGAAAGAAATCACCAACTGAAAAACCATCAAATGCTTTTGAAGTTCCATCTGTATTTAATTCGACAATCGAACTTCCTTGTACTTCTTTTTGGATATCCTCTGTCCCACCATTGACTGGTTCTAAAATGGCAAATTCCTCAGTTACTGATGTCACTTTGAATTTACCAATGAGTTTTACTTTTTTCATTTACTCACCTTCTTTTTTATTGTAACTTGCTGTACTAATATGCATTGTTGCACCTAAGAATACCGCTGCAGCGTTCAAAGTTGCCACAATTGCATCTATATTTCCCCAACCATATAAATGGCCGAGAGCTGCCACAAAAACGCTAGCTGCAGGCAATACAGTGACAACAATCCATTTGATGGCATCGTAAGTTTTATTATTCATTTTGCTTCTCCTTTATTAAAAAAATAGTTTTATTATTTCAGTTAATGCTGCAAAAATAGCTGCTGCAGAACCTCCTATTCCAAGTGCCAATTTCCAGAAATTTGTTTTATCCAGTAACTTCAACTGAAACTGATGTTCATCTGAACTTTCATTACCCTTGATAACAGCTTGTAGTATTTGTGCATTCTGCTCAGATTGTCTAGTATTTTGTTCTCGCAAAAAGCGATTTGATTCATCAACACGAGCCAGTCCCTCACTCATTTGCTTTTGCATTTCAACGGACATATCGCTAAGTCGAGCCAACTCTTTATCATGTTGCTTAAGTTTATCTTCATGTTGTTCTACAATTTTTTCTAACTCCATAACCCCTGCTTTCTTTTTACTTTCTATCCCAATGGGTAACTTTCTTCAAAACCACCATAACGCCCCCCAGTTGATGCTGGCATAGACCAAATATTAACGTTCCCGCCTTCTTGGAATTGAATTTCCATTGGCTTATCGTTATTATTTGTATTTTGAGTAGTAATTATTTTATTAACTGTACGTGTAGGGCGTAATTCATTGGGAAGAGTAGCAACAGTTTTTGATTGATTTGCAGTGAAGCTCCCCCAATTTCCTTGGCCATTCAAATGAATAACACCATTGATGATTTTATACATCAAAACAGCACTTGTAACATTATTAAGTGTAATCGGCGTCCAACTTCTAACGTCAGAGGTTGTTTCAATTCTTTTTACAGTCACTTGATCAAGAGTAGTTACTTGTGTCATAGGTATTACTGTTGTTATTGCACTTCCGCCTGTCACAATAGTCTCAAAACATACTTTCAAAACGTTTGATGTATTGTTGATATCGGCAGAATTAGTCATATTAGAATCTTCTGCTGTGATGGTAACAGGATTCTCCATATCCCCAACGGTAATTACAGCGTGAATATAATTTGTTTGCGCTGGTTTCAAAATAACTGAATGGTCACGAAGTTCGAAATAGCGACCACCAACAACTAAAGAAGTATTAATATAGACACGATTTAAAGCTGTACTAACTGCTGGCGACCAATGCTTAATTCGTAAATCGTTATAATTCATTCCTGTTAACATCATATATAATTTACCATCTGAATTTGCAGTAACTGGAAAATCATTGCCATGTAAACTGAAAAATGTATAATTTTGTATTGTCATCAGCCTCTAATGCCTCCTTCAGTTCCTTTTACTATCCAAAAAACACCACCATAAATTTCATCTCCAGCATTAATTGAATCACCCCAGTTGCGGAATGCGCCCCCAGTATCAACTGAAAGCATTAATCTTTTACCAAGTCTAGTGTACATTGAGAATTTTTGAGTCTTTTCTGGCTTAAAATCATTATCTTGAATCCAACCGATAATAGCACCACTTGATGGAATACCACCACTTACACTTATTTCTGAAAAGTTTCCAGTAACTACATTCCCGTTACGATATAACATAAAGTTTGGCAATGCCGTTCCGTTAATTGTGCTATAAATAGTTGGGGTTTGGAATGTCCCTGAGCGTTCGCCCTTAACGCCTTTAACTACTAAGCTGTTTGTTGTCGTTCTGCCAGTAGCTGTTAAAGTTTTAGTCGTGATTGATTCGTTAGCTGTGAAATATTTTGATGTCGTCACACCACTTACTGTTAAGTTACCGCTGATTGTTGTATTCTTTAATAGAGTAGAGTTCTGAACCTCTAAAATGCTCAATACAGCTTTTCCAGATGTGTTCAATGTGTTCAGATTAGTTGCGCCAGTTGCTTTAAAATCAACCGTTTGAGCGGTGTTTATTACTGCTTTTTGAATGGTAACTAAATCAAATATTCTATTTTGGGTCATTGTTTCAGTACTAATGACTGAACCGCCATTTGTTACCACTTTTTCGACACATCTTTTATAAATTCCAGATTTATTGTTAATATCAATTGTATTAGAGTTGTCAGAACTTTCGACCGTGAATTTAACAGGGTCTAATGGTGCGCTTAAATCAACCATTGCGTGAATATAATTAGTAACAGACGGCAACAATTGGACAAGTTGATTTTCAGCTTGAAAGAATCGCCCAGCAACTAAGAAAGAAGTTTTAACAAATGTTTTAGTCAGACCAGCTTGCGTAGGGTTAGACCAATCTACACGATTAAAAGTAGTGTAGTCAATACCGCTTAATGACATGTATAACTTTGCGTCAGCGTCTGCCGTTACTGGGTAGTCATTCCCGTTAGGGCTGAAAAAAGTATATTTAGTTATTGACATCTTATATATCTTCCTTTTCTATAATTTGAGCCTCTTCAAAGACTGGGAAGTCTGTAATTGATAACTCTATTAATTGGAACTTTCTACCGTTAATCGGAAAACCACCAACTGACACCTTTTGTCCTACATCATATTGCAAATCCGTGTAAATGTACGCTGTATTTGAATCTTTGTAAGTCACAATAGCTGGTAAAGTTTCTTTGTGTTCTAATTTCAAAGGGACATCTGAGAAAGGTTGTACTTTCCAGTAATTTCCTAAAATTGCTGTATATTTCATTGATCCCCCCCAGACTCTATAAAGGTTAATCTATCATTTAATGGAGTGAGGCACCTATCAGAAATATGACCCTTATATAATGTACCCTCATACCACAAGTCCACCAATTGATTTACTCTTAAAGGTCTTAACTTGTTCTGGTTAAAATAGATTTTATGAACGATTGAGTCCCCTCTTACCTCTGATAGCAATTCTGCATTAGTTGGCTTATCGCTATCTTCAAAATACATAGTTTTTAAAACTCTTTGTTCTGGTAAATCATTTCCATTCCCAGTATAGGTAGATAAATCAACCAACTGTCCGCTATCGTTGATAGTGTAGTCTTTCGTGTCTGGTGTCATTACCCAACCAGTCGCCGCGTCTTTATAGATAACACGAACGTAATTATAGTTAGAACGTTCTATGGTAACAACTGTTTCTATTGTTGGGTTTTGAACTATATCAATTCTAGTTGATTGTCTTGTTCGGTTTCTTTCGTTTGCCATCAAACACATCATTAAACGATTACCAGCTTCTTTGATGGAGTGCTTAACAGCTATCGCTTGTGGTTCCATTTGAATTTTGCTAAATAAAGATTTTGACAAATCAGTGTATTCTACTGTATCGGATTTTAAGTTGTATTTTATCGGATAATCAAAAATATCATCGTTGGTAATTGTTCCCCAGTGCATAACTTGTTTACCTTGCGTTTTATTCCAAAGCATGAAATGAAATGTGTCATCTGCTTTGTTTGGCACGAATCTCGTTGCATTGCTAGAACCTTCAATCAAATACCAATAGTAATTTTTTAATGTAACTTTGTTATTTTCGTCAATTGCTGCCACTACGTACCAAATAGATACTTTGCTTGGCACTTCGATGTTTGCTACAGGATAAGAACTTGATTCTAAATTTGTAAGAACCTCTAAAATATCCCCGACTTTCGCCTCAGTTGTCAAAGTTCCGCTAGATGTATACTCAAAACCAGTTTGCCACAACTCATAGTCCATGATTACACCCCTAGCTCTTGGTTTAGGGTAGCCGTATACCAAAGTTTGATTGCCTGGTATTAAGTCCCTTTCCATAAAGTTAGGGTTAAAATTATCGTATATATTATATTCAAGTAACATATTAAATAAAATCCACTTTCTTTTTGACTGACATTTGAACATCAGTTACATTAATTAGCTCCATTATTCCTTTTTGAAATAATCTTGTTCTAAATCTAGTAAAATCAAGAGCTGAAAACACATTTACCACATTATCACCTATAACTACATTGTAATATTCATCATTAACATCTGTATTAAATTGAATAGAAGAAGGAAAGTTTGTAGTATCTAAGTTAAGAACGATAGCCGTATATTCATTGAAATCTTCATCTAAGAACGATAATCCGAATGTTAAACCACTTGTATAAGCAGGTGTCATTGTTGCCACAAAACTAAAAACTCCGTCATCTATAAGCCATTTACTAAAGCGGTTAATATCCGTTTCCCCAAAGTAAGTATAAGATGAGGTTGGCAGATTTGTGTAAGTATAACCTTCAATTGGGCTCTCAGCATTATTTACCCAACGTGATTGACCATAAATTTTACTTGTATTTCGATTGAAAGGCCCATTCTCTGCTGTCGAAAAGCTTAGTTTTTCAAAGCTATACCATTTTGTTATTGGTTCAAAAGTGATAGTTTCTGAAAAAGTTCCGTTTTTCCCGTAGCCTTCTGTTTTAGTTTGCTCACTCAGAGCGATATCAGCATATACCGTATAACTCTCTGTAGTGTATTCCAAAGTGACAAATTTAACTGACATCACCGTTTGAATGAAATCAGTTAATAAGTCATAGTTTTCTTTTAAATTTTCCCCAAATGTTTCAACCCCAAAAGTAATATTAGGCTGCGAAATACTGCTATTACCTTTTACACCGATACCGTTGGCTGACCAAATATTATTAGTGATTGTTATACCAAGATTGGTTGGGGCATAAAATCTAAGTTTACCATTCGTTACATCAAAGATTCTGTTGTCTTGACCATCTAAATTTGTATGTATTTTATACTGTCTTACTGACATTATGCCCTCCCTAATTTTTGTAATTTTGTGACTTCTCTTGCTAATGCTACGATATTTCCATTATCAGCACCAAGTGTGAAGGTGTTGTAAATTCTATTGTCGGCACTAGCGCTATTTTGTGTAATTCCACCGTTTCCAACTCCAGATAGATTAACATTTGGTAAAGCTTCAACAAGTGAACCTTTAAACATTCCGCTAACAGTTTTAGAAACACCATTAATTGCACCACTAATTTTGTCAAGCGTTCCTGAGATACCTCCTAAGATGCTATCAATTAAATCCTTAACTCCTCCGAAAGCATCCGCAAAGAAGTCATATACACCACTAAATACACTAGTAATTGAATCCCATGCGTTTTGAGCAATGCCACCCAACGAATCAAACACATTGCTAACAGCCGTTTTAACCGAGTCAAATACCCCGCTAAACCATGAACCAACTGCGCTAAACACTCCAGTTATTCCGTTCCATGCGTTACTTGCAAACCCACTAAATGCATTGAAAACATTAGATACGACATTTCTGACAGCATCGAATACTCCAGAGAACCAACCAGAAACTACACCCCAAATGCCTTGAATAGTTCCCCAAACTTGACTAGCTACGTTTGCTATGCTTTGAAAGACTTGACTTGCGAAATTACCAATAGTTTGAAAAATAGGAGTGAAGAAGTTTTTTATAGCTGTCCAAACACCGTTAATGAAATCTCCCATAGCTTTAATACCGTTCTTAATAGCTTCAACAACTACATCTATAACCCCTTTGATTGCGTCCCATACTGTTTTAACAACGTTAACAAGTCCATTCCAAATGTTTGTAATACCATCAACAAGTCCTCTGATACCTGCCAAAATCAATTGGATCACCAAGTTGATGATAGACCAAATTAAGTTCCACAATGATTGGTAAAAGCTTATTAAAGGTTGGAAGAAATTCATGATATTTTGAACAACTTGGCTCAAGAACTCGGTTATTGTATTCCAAACATTTGTAACTACTTCTACAATTGAATTCCATAAGTTTGTAAAGAAGTCAGTGATACCGCTCCATGCATCACTTATACCACCTATTATAGTGCTCCATAAATTAGTGAAGAAGTCAATCATTCCATTCCATGCATCTTGAATACCTTGTACAATACCGCTGAACCAGTCTACAAGTCCTTGCCAGATACCTTTAGCTCCTTCTACAGTTGCGTTCCAGATATCAGAGAACCATTTTCCGATACCCTCAAAGAATTTAACCACAGATTCCCAAGCTTTTACAAGAAAGTCGGTAAACTGTTTCCAAAGTTTTTTCCCTGTCTTGGTTTGAGTGAAGAAATAAACCAACGCTGCAACTACTGCAACAATTGCCGCAACTACTATACCCCAGATACCTAAACTCATAGCACCTTTTAGGGCGTTCATAGCACCACCAGCAACATCCATCGCCTTTTTAAGTTTTATGAAAGCCTCGATACCAGCGATAACACCTTTACCAATTTTAAAAGCCACAAAGCCGGCAGATAAGCCAACAATAGCACCTTTGGATAAGTCCATAGCTGTTTTACTTTCTGTAAACTTATGAATAATGTCTGAAATTGTCCTTGTAACTCTTGCTATATCCTCTGACAATGTTGTGATGACATCAGATACTTGCTCTATCGTGCCCTTGCTATTAGTTGATTGCTTATCTAGTCCAAGAAACGACTTGACTAACTCGAAAACAAATTTTCCGACATCACTAAAAGTCCTTTTTAAAGTTGCCCATATTTCCAAAAAATTGTCCAGCGCTCCGCTACTCTCTAGCATTTTGAAGAGCTTTTGGAACCAGCCAATAACTTTTTTTATGCTTTCGCCTATTTTTGGACCCATATCTGCCATACTATCAATAAGACTGCTAATAACAGGAGTTAGAGCTTCAAGGATGGGCAAAATAACATCATTGGAAACAGCCTCATTGAATGCGTCCCAACTGTCACCAATACTTGAAATAGCTGAACCACCTTTATTTGCCATTTCTTGCATGGCTTTATCAAGCATTTCTGTAGTAACTGCGCCTTTTTCACTTGCCTCGGCAAAAGAGCCATACTTTTTAAGAGCTGGATTCATTTCCATTACAGTTGATTTAAGAGCAGAACCGAGAGCCGTATTATTATCAGTCAACTGGTTCATGTTTTCTGCCGTTACTTTACCACTAGCTGACATCTGCCCATAAGCTTGAGCAACGCCCTTAAGCTGTTCGCCAGTACCACCAAATTTTTGGTTAGCTCTGGTTAATGCGTCTGTTTTACTTACTGCTGTTTTAGCGTCGTCGCCAAGACCAATAAAGGTAGTTGACAGTTTCAAAGTGTCTTCACTACTAGCGTTTGTATCTTGAGCAAGCTTTTTCATCTTATCGCTGACAAAATCGAAATCTTTTCCGTTTCCTTTAAATGACATCGTGGACTTCAAAGCGTTCATAGATTTTTGCGTGTCCATTGCGTCACTTGCCCAGCCTTTAAGACCATTACCTAAAGCATTAGTGATACTTGCACCAATTTGTCTGAAAGCCCCAACTGCGATTTCTTTAAGACCGTTGAACTTTTGCTTGAATCCGCCAATCTTACTATCAACACCAGATGTATCCATGTCTATTTTGGCTTTAGTTTCCCACTTGCCGTTTTTTATTGCATTGTCTACATCTTTTATATCTGCTTCAAGTTGATCCGCTTGAATTGTTGTATTTGCTAAATCTCGTTGTAACTTAGTCCATTTTGCTTGGCCTTGCGGCGTACTTTTGTCTACATTAGCAATTTCTTGCTTTAATTGTGTAGCTTTATTTTTAGATACCGTAAGCTGTTGCTGTAAATTCTTTTGCAACTGAGCCATTTTGTCAGTATTTGTAGGGTCAAGAGCTAATGCTTTCTTTAGAGCATTAGCTTCTCCTTTTAACCCTGACATGGCGGTATTAATACCTTTTAGAGAGTTTTCAAACTTGGCTGTATTACCGTAAATCTCTATTTCAAATTTTGCGTTACTAGCCATTACATGCCCTTTCTTTTACGTTTTCTCTCTTTTTCTCGTTCCTCTTTTTTCTTTTCTGCGACTTGTTCAACAACTTTATAAATCAACTCAAGTTCCATATCAAGAAATTGATTGAAATCTATTTCGTTGTCAACTAAAATAACTAATAACTCTAATGTTTTATTAGTTTTAATTGGTTCTTCTTTTTTGCGTAAAAGTGAGCTTGACGAAAAAAAGACTGTGTCAATATCCTTTTCCTCACTCGGAAAGATTACTTTACAGAATTCGTTTAATAGCTCTTCAGATTTTGGGAGTTCTAACTCATCCTCTAAGGCACTTTTCATGCCCCCCTTACAATCTATCCAAAGGAGTAATAATCTATCTATAAAGCTTTCCATATCCTCTGTGAAATCATCAGGAATATAACCAGCCATAAAAGAGCGTTGTAACTTAGAAAAATTATCAAGGTCAGTAATGAAGTCTGAACCATTAAGTTCTAGATATTTTATTGCATGTCTTAATATCATCTAAGTTACCAGCTTTCAATTAAATTTCTTTTTTCCAGATATCAACGAGTTCTTTTAAACCTTTGCCGTTAGTATCGAATTTGAATGTTTCACGAAATTCTGCAAAGTCAGCTTTTGCACTCGGTATATTGTCTTGAAACAATGCCAAGTACAATCCATATTGAACAAATTCCATAACGTCAGTGACATCACCACTTTCAGTTTTTGTTGCTGTTTCCATTGCTTTTTGTTGCTGGAAAAGGTCTTTCCCTGTGATCATTTTAAATTTACGTGCTGTGCTTAATTGTTTAGCCATTTTGTATATATTCCTTTACTTATTTAATGCCTTTTAGGCTTTTGTTAATTGCACTGCTGGTTCAGACCAAGCAGAACCTGTGATACTTGAGTTGCCATTAAGGTATTCTGCTTTTGCGATATCGTCAGACCCTTGTCCTACACGGTCAAATGCTTGAACATGTAAGTTGATAGTGTCGCCAGTCGTAAGAGTTGGAACATCCGCCGCTTTCAAAGTCCAAGAAGTTGTTTCTGAATAACCCATGTATTTTAAGTCAGATTCAATTGTTTTGTTTGCATCTCCGTAATGAGTTACGTAAGCTTTGTCTACCTCTGGTTTCCCAGTCCAAGTGAGAGTGATATCTCCATTTGTTTCAAATTTACCTGTAACTGCCGTAGGAGCGTCTGGAACTACAATCCCACCGGCAAGAACAGTATCTGGCATCATGATAAACAATCCACCTTCCATCTTATTAGCGAAATCTTTAGCTTGGTCTCCCCAAATTTCATATTCAATAGAAGGTACTTTTTTACCGTTATTCAGATAAATATCTGAATCTGTTGCTTGTACTGCCAAAGTCCATTGAATAGGATCTACACCATCTACTGAATCTGTTTCAGATTCTTTTGTCGCTTCTGCTGTAGGTGTTAAATTTGGATAAACGACTACACGCCATCCATCCTCAAATGCACCTGTCAATGTACGTCTACGACCTTTGATTAGATATTGAACACATTTAGTTTTCCAGTTACCAGTAGGAGACCAACCCAAACCATTTGCAGTTCGTTCTTGTCCAAGCATATCTTCTTTCAATGTTTGGTCAGTTTGAATAAATACCATTTCACCTTGGAGCAAGGTAGCACCTTTTTTAACTCCGTGGTCTGGGACATCATCAGCTGGAAAGTTAGCAGTCTCTGCCTGGTCTTCCATTGCTCCAACAGATACTAAACCAGTTACAATTTTATGATTTGATTCTTCAATTTTACCGTCAGTACCTATGGCAAGGTCAGCCACAATAAGTGCTTCATTCCCCCAGAAAATCTCACGTTGTGCGTAATTTAATTTCATTTTGTTTTTCCTTTACAGTTTTAAGCTTTCGGCATATTTAGTGCCTTTTTTTAGTGTGCTTTTTACTTCAGACATCCCTTTTTTAGTTCTTAAGAAATACATCCCATGATAAGAACCATCTCCATAGCTTGCTCTAGTACCATCTGAAACTATTTTTCTATCACCATTAGCAGTAACTTTAATGTTGTTTGCTAACTTACCAGTATTCTGGTGATTTGAATAAGTGTAGTTATGTCCATGACTTCGGATGATTCTTCTTCTACGTGATGCAGCTAATGCCCTAAGTTTGAACTCAGCTTCAAAAAAATCTGCCATTCTATCAGTCACTTGAGATCCAAATTCTTTTGCTACAGCATTAGAATCTATTAAGTCGTTTGCCACGGTTCGCCCCCACTTCCTACAGGAATATAAACTGTCGTTTGATAATTATACAGGTGGCTGTTTTCAGACCAATTCACCATATTTAAACCTGATTGTGAGCAATTGGCCAAGACATTCACTAGTGGACTATCAACATTTTCTACTGATAGAATCAAAGCATAATAATATCCAATAGCGAAACTATCATTATCTACCTTCATAATCTTGCTGTCAGTGACTGAGATATAAAGCGTGTCAGCTACAATAGTGTCTTTAACTCCGAAAACAATATCTTTAAAAGGGAAAGTTTTTAAATGGTTATAAAAATCAATATATGAATCAAATTCCATTGCTTACTACTCCTTCTAAAGTCATTTCATTATTTTTGGGATTTCTAGTCCATGTAGTAACCTTAAATTTTTCGTTGTTCTCATCTAAGAAATACTCAAAATCTAACGAGTTTTCATATTCACCTATACTATCCAAAATATAACGGTTTTGTTTTCCTAGTCCTTGCATCGAAAATTCATCGAGCCTTGACTGATATATACGTTCTTTTTTAGCTGGTAATAAATAAGGTGTTTCGATAGTAGATTCAGCACCGTTTGGCTTTTTTATAGTTTCCTTAACCAATAGTGTTACTTGCGTTAGAATCATCACACACCTCCGTAAAACATTGACTCTATAAGACTTTCAAGCCTTAGCTCTTCTGCCTTTCGCCATTGTTCAGAGGGTTCAGAAATGTTATATAAACGACAGTAACCAGCCACATAGGATTGAACCAATGGGCTAGTTTCGTCATTTTTAATACTATTCTTTGTAAGATGCGCTAGAGCTGTCAACCGTAGCAACTCTAACTTTTCATCATACACAGTAACAGCTAAAGGAATACCACAATAATTTTTAATATAATCTATCATGGCCTACCCTTTCTATTTTGTCATCGTCATTTCAACCACATCTGACCAAGCAGAGCCTAAATGATTTACATTCAAATCTTGCGCTTTTTCTGTTTCAGTGTTACCTGTTCCAGTTACATGGAAAGCTTGCACCCAGAAGTAAAGTTTATCTCCAGGATTATGTGTTTGAAGTTTCGATGGAGTGAATCTATAATTAGGTGTTTCGCTATAGAACATGTAAATAGCGTTTTTTGGATCCGAATCATTAGCAGGAGAGCAATGAATAACATATGCTTTGTCTTTATCATCTCCCGTCCAAGCTAAATCTACTGCTCCAGTACTATCTTCAGTGCCTGTAACCCCTGTAGGCTTCAGGGGAGCATTAGGGTGCAGGTAATGTAATTACAGCACCAGCATTAAGTTTTTCAGTATGCCCAGCTGAAAGAGATTCAACCAAAATGATGTTTTCATTATTTTTCCATTCAAATGCGTCAACTTTTGTCAAGTCTTGCATATCGACGTGATATGCGTCTTGTACAAGGACAGTTGGTTTGATAGATTTCTTGCCAGTATAAACGATAAGTTCATCTACACCGACCTCGCTAGCGATTTCAGCGTCATCATTTTTGATACGAACATGAGCATTAGCTGGCAAAGCACGTAATTCATTAAGCAACGCACGGCGTTGTTCAACGGTAACAATGAGGTAACGTGTTCCAGCAGTACGGCGTACAAAGTCCACAGCATCTTCTACAGCATCAGAGAAAGCAGGATCTCCAGCAGTTGCTGTAATTTTTTTGATTTTTTTTGCATCAGGTTCGAGAGCAACAGAGATGAAACCATTTGTTCCTGTAGCAGTTCCTTCAAGCAAAGCAAGGTCAACAACTTTATTTACAATGGCTTGTGTCAATTCAGCAACTACAAGAGCATAAAGTTCGTTATAATCAACGTTCAAACGTTTAATGTATTCAGAAATCGCTTGAAGTTTGTACACGATTTGAGGTTTAAACGCTGACGTGTCAAGAGTAGCTGCTTGCATAGTTTTGTCAGCACCAATTGTATGCACTTGTGCTTCATCGTCAGAACTAAAAAGCGAGCTGACAATCATTGCCCCAATGTTAGTTACACGGAAAACTTTGAATACTGGGTTAGTATCAGTTAAAGAAGTCTGGATTGATTCAACAAGTTTGCGCGGCAACTGAAGAGTGCTGTCAGTAATTGTAATATCATTTTCAGCAAGCTTTGCATTCCATGCGTTCATAACATCTTTTTTACCGTTGTTTTGCAATACGTCAAAGAATGCTGATACAGAGTTGTTTGTTTCTAAAAAGTTCAATTGTTTAGTTCCTTTCGCTTTTGCTAGTTCGAAGTCTTTAAGAGAGTTTTCAATTTTGATGATTTCGATTGCGTTTTCTGAAATTTCTTTGTCTAGTTTATTGAATTCTTCCAAACCGTTTTCGACTGGTGTTTCAGCAATTTTAGCTTTCAATCCGTTGTTGATTTCAACAAGTTCAGCCAATCGATTTTGGGCGTCAATTTTGTCTTTTTTATTCATATTTCTTTTTAATCTCCTCAATTTCTTTATATTGATTTTCAATTGCTGTTTTTTTGTCTTGCTCAGCTTTTTGCTTTGCTAGAAAAGCGTGACGTTCTTTCAACAATTCATCACTCATAGAGTTTTCGATAAATTTTGCGTTTGGGTCAGCTGGTACTGAAACGATTGATACCTCGTTGAATACCGCATTATTAACTACGATAGAGCCATCTGCATTAAAATCATAGTCCGTCAAGTAGTATGCAATTGATACGCTACTAAATGCTCCATTTTCGACAGCTTGTTTAATATTTTCGTTTCCATCATAGATTTTAAAATCAGTAATGTACGTATTAGTTACTGGGTCATATTCTGTGTGACTATCTCCAATAACATCAACTGCACTTTTTCCATGGCTATATAGCAACGGGTAGCGTTCACGGTCAAATTTAATACTATTAGGCATTAAAATCATTCCGTTACGGTTAACTACACCAACCTCAGAACCCACAGCTACAAAAGACGTTGTACCGTCATCTTGTGCCTTGACTTGAATGTCATAGGCGTTGTTAATTAGTTTCATTCTGTCCTTTCTCCGAACTGTTTTTATCGGTATTTATTAAATCAGCGAGGTTATTAATAGCAACAGCATTTTTATTAGTGAAATAGATATCTCCACCCTCAATAGGTTGTTCACCCATTTTGATTTTCATTTCATTAACCGTAAACAAAGGCGCTTGTGTGTTTTCGTGGTACAAGTCAATCAATTCTTTAAGGGTTGCGAACTTGAATAACTGATTATCAATAATAATGCGTTGATAGTATAAGTTTTGAGCCGTAACACGCCGTGTATTAGCTCCTAGAAGCTTATATGTTAATTCTTTTTCCAATTGAACTAACAAGGGTATGATAGTAGAATTGTAGAAATACATTTGTTCTTCTTGGCTCGCAGTCCCCAATAGAATGCTTTCGCTCATAAAGAATGCACTTAGTAACTCTGACTTTATCAGTTCAATTTCTTCTTTGTTTAGTACGGAATAATCTTTTTTGAGTTCGATTATTTCGCCTTTAGAGTCAATCGGAGCAATGCCGTTGAAAGTAGAACCACTTTGCATTGATTCAATTGTGGCCATTGCTTTTTCTTTAAATTCATCAACAAAATCAAAGTCTAATTGAGCATTTACTTTGTATAAAGCTCTAATTTTTCCTTGGTCCATTTTACTTGCAATTGATGATAAAGCATTGTCCAATAAACTAGTATCTTGGTTGGTAAAGAAAGGGCTGATTAAGTTTACTGTTTCGTCATAATCAATAATTTTGTCTGTTTCATCTAAGAAAGTTAAATCTAGAAGCACCCCATTAGGGTCAAAAAGTGGCATAAGGGTAATATGCTTTTGTGTCATCATCTTTTTAACCACTTTAGACCAAAATTCCATACTATTTTTTTGCCCTTTAGGCGACCAATTTAGCACTTCATCAATATCAGAACCAGCCATACTAATTAAAGTGTCAGCACCTTTTTCATTCTTTTTGTATTTGACATGATTAAATGAAACTTTACTTATTTCACTTGCTATTTTATTTTGAACGTTGATAGCGAAAGAACTTGTTAAGTTGTAAGTTGCATCCTCCCAACCTCTAGCACGTTGCGTATTTTTGTTGAGTTTACCTCGTGATAGTTGTAAAATTCTACCAAACAAATTCAATTCAGTTCCTCCTTTCTAGAAAAATAATTTGCCTTTTCCTTGCTTATCACGTCTTGTTTTTTTCTTGTGACATTTAAAACATAAGAGCTGGCAATTCTCAGGATTCAAAGCTATATTGGGGTCATCTACGTTCTCCCATGTCAACTCGATGATATGGTCAACTTCATAGCGTTTTGCATTATATGAACCACATATTCTACAAGTCATTTCGTCACGGTTACGGACAAAATCACGTACGGCTATCCATTTTTTGTCATTGTAGAAGCCAGATTCTCTAATTGTTGGAGCATTATAATTCATTATCTTGTACCAATACTTGTAAACTCATTGTTGTTGCTAAAGTAGGGTCGATTTTGTCTTTTCGTAGTATCTTTTTATACATCAAGTCTCCACTGTAACCGATTCTGACGGCCGTATTATTGAAAGCCCAGCGCAACAAAGGTTGTTTAAATATTAAAGTCTTATTCATCATTTTAGATTTCATAAGTTCTATATAATCGTTCATTGCAAACCCTTGTCTAATCGGTGTTTGATTATCTCCATCCTTATCAAAGAAATAACGCTCAATCAATGTTTCAAGATGTTCATATTTAGCGGGGTCATAACCAATCCTCTTAAATCTTGCACCAGTTTTCTTTTTAAACTCAACCATGTAAGTAATGAGGTCATTGCCTTTAATGACTTCACCTTCTAAAAGTCTTAGCGAACCATCATCAATAAACTCAGTCCAGATATCTTTTTGGTCTTGATCCAACTCTTCATATTTCATCCTTAAGGCAAAGCTTTGATTATAGGTGTATGTTTTACCATCGACATTACAAGTGAATGCTATAGAAGTTAAATCTCCTACAAGTGACAGGTCAATGCCAACATAAGTGTAAGCTCTGTTAAATACGGATAAGTCAAAGTCCTGTAATTCGGTGTCTTTTGCGGTGAAGTAATAGGCGGTATCTTGCATCGATAAGCCCATTGAGAAGGCCAAGAACTTTATCTGCAGCGCTGGGTCTCCTTTTGCAAGCTCATACTCCATCTCGACAGCTTCCATACTTGGTACATTTCCAATTAGTGGCAAAGCCATAGACCAATTTTTCTTATTCTTGACTTGCTCAACATTTTCAAGCCGATATAGAACATCAAATGAGCGGTCATTGTTAAACTCTGCTTCACTTGTAAATCGTTCCAACATCTTGTCAAATAATCCACCACGTTTTGTGCCACCAGAAGTAATATAAATGCTTTGCCAGTTGGCTTGTTTCATCCGAGAACCTTTATTAACTGACTCGGTTATGTCTTCACCATAGGTATGGACTTCATCAAAGACATTAAGTGAAGATTTACCACCTTGAGCACGTAAAGTGTCATTTGTCTGTTTTTTAAACGTTGTTCCATACGGTTCAAACTTCAATCCTTGCTTAGTGCTTCTAAAAAGATTTGATTCTGCATAAGTCTTAATTAATGGACTGGCTTGTGTTTGATTTCGAACTTGTTCAAATACATGTCGAGCTTGTTCATTATCATAAGCAATCACTAAAGCTTCACCACCGTGAGCACGACTCATAATCATCCAATGAAGGACTCTAGGGCTAACAAAAGTACTTTTCCCAGTTCCACGGCCCATCTCTCCAAAAAATTCATTTGTCAATTGGACTTGTTTTCCCTTAGCGTCAATCATGTCATAGCCAAGCATCAACTCAACCCACCATTTTTGAGTAGGTAGCAGTTTCAACGGTTCTAATGAGCCATTAGTTAGTAAAAAATTATCTTCCACCCAGTCAATGTATTGTTGTACTCGGTCAAAACGATAGATATATTTACTGTGGATACGAATCTGTTTTTTAATCGTTCGTCGGATATCTTTATTGATTAGTTTTCCTGTTTCTTTATTCCAATCAAGCATTTTGTTTAAGTAATACATTAGATCTCCTAAAAGTCGGTAGGGGCTTTGATACCACTCGGCGTTTCATACTTGTCTAAGTCATAGCGCCTTGTTTCTTCAATAGCTTTCCGTAACTCTCCAGCTCCAATCTCAACCTCTTTAACTTTCGCAAAGTTAACTGGGTCGTATAAAGTAGGTTTCCCAGCTTTTGCCACAAAGATACTTGCATTAGTATCAATGTCGTACTCTTTGGTTTTGACTTTGTATCCCTTAATTGTTTTACCGTCAGCTTCATAAATCGTTTCAGTTTCTGTCAGTGTCCGTCTGTTCATTTTTGCTTGCAATGCACTTTCAGCAAGAGATAACATATTTGACCGAGCAATAGTCCGAGCTTCGTCATAAGCTTCTGCATTAGCATCACGCCACTTATTAAAAGTGAAAGCACTTGAATGCATTGCTTTATATATTTCATGGTCAGAAACACCATCAGCTACTTTTTCAAGTATTTGCTGTGTAATTTTCGGCTTCATCATGTCATCAAACGCACTAGGACGCCCACGACTCTTTATTGGATACTTGGTCAAGTTTTACCTCCTTTCACAACCTTTACATTTTAAATATTGCTAGAAAGCTCTCGTTTACCTTCTAAGAACGTAAAATTATATGTATATAACTTTTATCGTTTTTAGTTATTTTTCCTGCGGGAATAGAAAATATCAGTTCCTGTGAGATTCTGATAGACTAAATGAGATATATTATGATAAATAAAGTTAAAATAATTTCCAGCAGAATTTTGAGAGGTTTTTAAAGAGGATTCCTTTGTGCAGAAAATTTCCTTTAAAATTTCAAAAGACCGGGGGCTATCTCAAAAAAATATTTTTTTATTTTTAAAAATTTTTTTGAATTTATTTTTATTTTTTTAGAAAATATTTTTTATTTTTATTTTCAATAGCAAGCCAAGGAGTCGAACCTTGTTCTGTTTCTTAATGATGTCTTTAACCTACTGACATAAGCACTTGCTACTATAAACTCATAGCGCTATTCACAATGGTTGCTCGCTTGGTTTATATATTAATTATCGCTTGAATCAAGGTGTTTAATCCGTCAACTTTCCGTCTTTAATCAGTCACCAATCGGTCACGATATCAGCACAAAAAAAGCCGCAATTAAGCGACTTAATATTCTTTATAGTCCAGACCATCTTGATATCTCAGACTTTAGTTCAGTATATCTTCTATAGATAGTTGATTCACTGAAGTGTATCTTTTGACCTATTGCCCATTGCGGTAGGCCTTCCCTCCACCTCAACTCACATACTCTCTTAGCTTCTGGGTTGCCACTATACCAAACTTCTATCTGGGCTTTATGATACTCAAGTTCAAGTAATACTTTATCTTGTTTTAACTTTTGATTTAATGAATCTTCATTTAAACCATTGAGCATAGATTCATAAGTGATCTGATTGACTCTTGCTTTTATCTGTCTATCAATACCTCCAGTCACATATGATTCTATAATTTCATCTAACTTATCAGCCATTTTCAGTCTCCCTTTATGGTATAATATAGTTAGAATTTCTTTCAGTTAAGCCCATTGCCGTGGGCTTTTTTATATATAGTACTCAATCCAAAGAGCTGACCCTAGTTATCTTCAACAGTCCAGTAATGGCTAAAACCATTTCTGGGTTTTCTTTTGTTTCTTCAAGTTGTAGTACTTCAATTGAAAATTTTGTAATTGCTTCTGCTAATGTCATGTTGTTCTCTTTTCTAGCGGACTACCGTATTTAATTTATTTACAACCCCTCGTAAAATTCTGGTGGATTACGTCTTTCTGGCATTTTAATCTTATCAAGTTCTCCGTTTTCATAATGGATCATATTCATGATGTGTAATTTAGTTAAGTCTTTATTCCATTCTTCGTAGTAATTGGCATGATGTCTTGTAAAGCCAGATTCACCTTTTACGTACCAATGTTTAAGTTGATCTAAGTTGCTTTCCAATAATCTAATAATAAATCTTTGAGCTTTTTGATAATCTACCATTTATACTCCTCCTATTAGTGAAGTATCACTACTTAGATTGTCTTCTAAGTCAACCAAATCTATCAATACTTGTTCAGTTATATTTTCTTTCAACATAAATTTTTCTGCATCTTCTTCATTAAAAAAGTATTTTTCTTCTAATGCTGCTTTACCGATATAAAACCCTTTATGTTTATAAATAACTTTAAATTTATATAACTCGCTAATTTTTTTATTTAATGCTAATACTTTAAATCTTAAATCTCTAAATTCTTTTGGTTCTACTTTCTCTTCTTTTATGGAGTTAATCTGTTCTTTTAACCTATTTAATTCATGAAACAGCTCAATATATCTAAATGATAAATAAGCAAATATGCATAGTACTAGTAAGTCCATAAGTGCCAAACCGATTATATTTTCCATTTTATTTAACCTCCATGTCAAAACTAATTTTCGTTTTATTTATCTTTTCTAACGTTTCGTTGAGTTGTTGCGTTTGACAGTCAGCAAGTGCTGTTAACTTTTGTAGTTCATCTAATCCTGTTGCAGTTACCGTTGCTTTAAGTTCTACTTGATATTTTTGCATTGTATTACCTTCCTTTGATTGGGTTGTTTCCTTGTTATGCATATTATTTTTTATGTTCTCAATTAAATTCTTTCTATGTTCCTCCCAATATTTAGAATAATAAAATATATCCTTAGGTAAGATCACTCTTTCAGCAATCTGTTTATCATCCTTGCTTTCTTTTAACGTTAATTCGTGGTATACATTACCATATTTATCAGCCTTCGATTCTGCACTGTAAATTGTTAAATCACTGTAATTATCTAATAAACCTTTATAAGTAATATATTTTCGCTTATTATTACCGATCATTACCTCAAAATCATCGTCTTTATTATCAGCAATTATTTGTAGATATTCTTTTAATTTCATTTATATCTTCCCTCCGTCTGTTCCATAAACAATGATATTAATATGATTTTCACCAAGTCTATAAAATAATTTGGCAATATCAAACTTAGAAAGTATTAATTCATCTATATATAATTTGTCAAATCCTCTAATTCTCATTTCAATAATAATATTTTCAATGTCTAATACTGAGTAAGAAATAACTCTATTTTGTAATGACTCTGGGAATAGACGTTGTTTAATTGCAAAATTAGGAACTAAGCATAGTGCCAGCAAATCTTTTTCCATCAACTCAATAACTTTAGTAGTTTTTCCGCTACCTCTGCTTTGATTATTTATTTTTATCATTTTTCATTCTCTTTCTTTAATTAGTAAATATATAATATAATCGGAAAGTGTCTTTATATCTGTTAACCTCTATCACTAAAGGTTTGACAGGTATTTTTTTATTTTTATTAAAACACTATTTTTTTGCGCTTAATTATCCTTTTCCGTTAAGTAAAATAAAGTCGTATAAGCAATGACTAAGAGCAGAGCCATTACTAAAAGGAAAGCGACTGTTCCAAAAACTTTAAATATTAATACTTCGCCTATAACAATGGTAAAACCCAAAGTTACAAACCCGATTGCTATAAATAACGATTTAAGTAATTTCATCTCCACCTCAATTCATATGTTTATCAAGCCATTTTTCAGCTTCATAATCTTTTTGAAACTGTCCGCTTTGGAAATATTCTACTGATTTATTGAGTTTTTTAAAGGCTTCAGAATCAATATTTTCACTACTATCAGCCATTAAAAGAGCTTCTTTCTTATTCATACCAAGTTTGACAGCAGCATTTACTATCGGATTTGCGTATTCTGTCATCATTCCTCCCCATAGCAGTTGTCAATTTCACCTTTAGAAACACCAGAAACTTTAAGAATTTCTAGCTTCTTTTCTGGAGTTAATAGTTTACCCATAGCTTTTATAGTCAGTAAGGCTTGGTCTCTCATATGCCATTGTTTTTCACCAATTACCATATCAGCAATCTTATCAAATCTGATTTCAGAACCCATATGAGTATAGCTATTAGATTTAAGGCATCTATCCCATAAATCATTAACTCTATCTTCATCAATTATCACGTTCTCTGACTCGTCAAGGTCTGAGCGGTTGATAACAAAAGGGTTTCCCAATGCTTTATATGTAGCAATAACTGTTTTATCGCATCTTTTACATTTTTCTACATACTCTGGATAATCTCCACCACTTATTCGCTTAACAATTTCGTACTTATGCAAGTGTAGCTTACACATTAGTTTCATTGGTTGTCCTCCTCAAATACTGATTGCAAATATTCATCCGAATACGGGCACCAACCTTCATCATCAGTCATTTGTTTTTTTAGCTGTTTCCATTCTGAAAACTGACCAATAATAGAATCGTGGTCTCCACACATACCGCAAGTATCTTCAACTTCTTCTAATTTTTCTTCTGAAGTATCTTCTGGCATCAGATAAAATCCTCCGTCCAAATGATTTTCAATTACCCAATATTGTTTCATTCCATCCCTCCACCACTTTCACTAAATCACGAGTAAGCGGGTTAAGATAAGCACCAACTATTTGGATTCTTTTATCAAATTCTTTTTCATCAAAATCATCACCATTTATATCGCTTGACCATTGTGTGCCTACAAATAGTGTTGACCTTTCAAAAGAATTAGGTCTATCATTATTGAAATATCCTACAGTTTTTTCCGCAATGCTTTTCGGAATCGTGAGCTGGGTATGAAACTGTTTGTAGTTTTCTTCCAACTTCTCTCTCATGTCATGTGCCGTTTTTGGAGAGTAGACATAAATCACTTCCTCTTCGACAAACTTTGTAGAGATACCATGTTCAAGAACTTCTTCAAGGGCTTTTATTTCAGATTCAAGCTTAATTTTTTCGGCTTGGCGTTCTTCTTCATGCTGTACAATATGATGTACAATATTTTCTAATTCACTCATCGCCGCTCCCTTCATTTCCAATCTATTTCTGGTCTCTTGCCATTTCCTACATTGAAGTTTTCTCCAAGATACTCATAAAACTCATTGACAGAAGTATTATATCTTTCACCATAGAACTCTAAGGTTTCCTCAGATTTGTCGTTTCCACACAACCATACATTTGCATCCAATGCTGTTTTCAAATGTTGAAGTAATGGTGCATGTTCAATCCACGATTTACCAATGTCAATCGTTGTTTGAGTTCTACTTCCTAACCCTGACAGAGGAACGATATTGCTTGCCATGTCATTAAGTTCATAGGCTCGCAATTTTTCAGCCTTATTCATCATCCCCTCTAATTCCCTCAAGGTCTTTAACAGCTTCAATAATTTCATTCAAACTTTGATATGAAATATATCCATCTTCGCCATGCTCTGTCATATTGAATTTTTTATATGAACCTTCATGACCTAAAATATTTTCGTTGAGTTCAGGAAAACAATTACCATCGTGACACAAATCTCTTTTCCAACCTAAAGGCTCAACTAATTTATCAACTTCTTCGATATTCATCATCCCCTCCAATCGCTGCGAGTGCTTTTTGTGCTATTTTCTCAGTTTTTTCAATTGCCAATTTCCAATCATAACCACAAGAATCATCATACTTATCAACTGGATATACAGTAATATCTTCTAGTTCTGTCAGTGCCTTTTTCGCAGTGTTAAGCTGTTCTTGGAGTTTTTCAACCGAAAGTTTGTCAGTGCTGACAGGTAGATTTTCAGCATCTTCCAGTTTTTCTTCAATAAATTCTTGAGCAGTAACAGCTACTCCATAAGGCATCATCACTCTATTCTTGCTATTGATACCCATGCCTCTCAATATTTCCAGCGCTTCACGATAGATGCGCTCTTTTGCTGTTTCAGTCATTTAACCACCTCAATTCCGAGAATCACATAGCCGTCTGGTAATCTATCAGTAGAGAAATAGTCTTTCAAAACTCCGTTAATTGTCTTTATGTAAGTTTCTTGATAACTATTAGCCCATTTGATTGATTGCGGAATTCCATTGACAGACTCTTGAAAGTTGTTGTATTCATCTGCTGATACTACATTCAGAGTCTTAGCTTTGATTGTGTCTGCATCCTCTTCGGCACAAGTCATATAATTATGGCTCATTCTAAAATTATTAAATGGATCAATAATTTCTCCCCATTTAGCAAAACTCTTCAATCCCTTAACATAGGCTTTCAGCTCCAAAATATCGCCAACCTGAAAACCACGGTCATTCTTGCGAATTTCAAAGTTCTTCTTCCCTGATTTAACATCATCAAAATATTTGATGTCTAGTTTTAATTCGTGTGTCTTCATTCCGCCACCTCAACAAGAATATAGGTTCTTTCTTCATTAATTTGCTCGTATCTGACAACCTGATATCCAACCACCTTACAATCATGATCTTTAGCAAATTCATCAAGTTGCTGTGCTGCCGTTATTTGTCCATCCCAAAATTCCCTATATCTCATTCTGTCACCTTAATCTGTTCGTAAGATCCTGTTTGCATGCTGTCGATTTCGGATTGGGTGAATTTGAAATCATCATCCTCTGGTTTAAGACTTTTTCCTACCCATTCATGACATAATTTCACACAATCAGTAATCAGGTACCAATCACATTCTTTATCTGCTTTACTCATATCAATGTGCTTCAAATAGAACAGCTGCGTTTTTTCTACTGTGTAGCCATTAATTTTGAGAGAACATAGAGTCCACGACTTACCTAAGAATATGTTTGTATTCCCTGTTGTGGATAGCCATTCCAATGTTTCTTTACTTATGTAAGAAACAGCTGCATTCCAATCTGCCAAAGTAGATAACGATAAACGCTTTACATCTTTTGCCACACACTCAGGCACGACTGGCAGGGCTTGCTGTTGGAGTTGGGATTTTAATGTTGAATTTTTTCTGAGTAGTTCAATATTTTTTTCTTTAGCTTCAATTAATTCATTAACTCTATCTTGATGTTCTTCTGGGCTTACCCAACCTTCTGACAAATTTACAACATCAGCATAATTGATAAGGACTTTTCTACTCATTGAACAACCTGGTTGCTGAGTGATAATTTCCACTCCTTTATCTCTTAATTCTTCTTCAAACTTAGTCATTTTTCGTGTCCTCCTCGAAAATAATCTTAAGATATTCTCTGATTGTCAGTAATCTTTCATCAAGAACATACTCTTTCATATCATCAAAAGGTGGTAATTTAGCAACATCTTCAGGCACGACTAGCAGGGCTTGCTGTTGGAGTTGGAATTTGAGTTTAACTATTTCTTTCCCTTGAGCTTTGTCTGCTTCTTTTAGCTCCAAGACTTGCTTTTCTCTTGAAATAAGTTGAGATTTAAGTGATTCAATTTCAGGCTGTGACTGTTCGCCTAACTCAATTACTCGTTCTGATAAATTTTTGACATCTTCTTCTAATGCTGAAGCGTATTCTCGCCATTCACGGCAATTTTTATATAGAGCATGATTTGCATTATTTGCAATCGTTACTGGCTCAGATGATGGTCTTTTTACTACTTCATTAGTCATTTTTCGTATCCTCAAATTCTTTTTTTATAAAATTTTCTGCTACAGTATTGGGCCAGTCTTCCCCTGTTTCATATAAAGAAATATGAGCAGCAAATCCTCTTATCGCTTCTTTAGCGTACTCTTGCATTTGCTCTGGAGTGTAGAACTTAGGAAAATTATCAACCTCTTTTGCACCAGTTTTATACCATCTATCAATGACATAGCTATATGGCATGCCATCTTCTTTGTCAAATACCACAAAATCATCTGGACTTACCGCCTCAATCTCGCTTAGTTTCATCTAGCTGCTCCTATAACCCTAGTTCTTCTTTTTGCATATTTTCAATCATCATTTTCATCTTCAACTTACGTTTATATCTGCGTTCTGCCCGTTCCTCTTTGGTCAAAGAATAATACCCTTTTTCTTCCTCCTCATTCATTTCTATTGAAACATCTCGATTAGGGAAACGTTTTTTAGTTTCAGATTGATTTAAAACTGCATGATTTCTTTTAATTCTATATGAGTGCTCTCTTTTTCCAACTTGAACATAGTAGAAAACAGTTTTTATTTTTAAATCTAACTGCTTAGAAATTTCTCTCGCCGTTCCGGTCATGATGAATTTTTCTTTTTCATAAAAATCATAGACAGATGCAGGAAGTTGTTTTATTGCTTTCTTGTTTTCCTGTAAAAGCGCATTGGTTTTTTCTTGATTTAATAAAGCGTGCTTATACTTTGGTGTTGCTCTATCTTTTGTTTTCCCATTTTTTATCCAAAATGAAACTGCTGTTTTAGAAACTTTGAAGCTATCCATCAATTCTTCTATTGTTCCAGTTGCGACTTTTTTGCCCTCAATATATACATCAAAGATTTTCGTTGCCATTTTCCTTTCCTCCTAATTTTTTAATTCTTTCGTGAAACTCAGCTTGCATTTCCTGATTAAATTTACTTTTGCTGCTCATTTCAAACTCTTCTCGGCCATGTTCGCTTGATATGTTACTGCTAGCAAGTTTACTGATTCTTCTTACTTCGTTTCGTTTATCGTAGTATCCCATGTTTGAACCTCGTAATTTATATTTTTGATATATATTTCAAACTAAACCGCAATGCGGTGAGTAGTTGAAAGCTTGCTCAGGCTGACTAAATACGAACCATCGCCCAAGATGGCCTTACTTAAAGTTGAACTATTTGCTTTAGTTCAATCTATCCGCTTAGGATTAATGAGAACTGCGGAATTGCTCCTATTGGTAAATATATAGTATAATCGGAATCAACTTTTATACTTGTTGACCTTTGATAATACAGACTTTATAGAGATAATTTTATTTTTATTAAAACGGTCTTTTTTCTCGTAATTCTTCATATTCATCGGCTGTCGCTCTTTCCGCTCCAAGTAACAAAGACAAATTATTAACTGTAAGTAGAATCCAACCAGCATCAAGCATCATATTAGCCCAAATTAATCCATGCATACTTCTAACATCTACCAACTCAACTCGAACAATTTTATTCATTTTTCCTCTTCGTCTAAAGTATAAAAATCAGTGCATCCACAAAATGGACATTTTTCATACATTTCATCATCCATTGTCATAAAAGAAGATTGGCAGTCATAACATTCGTATTCAATCATTCAAACTCCAATCTAGTTTCACATTCATCACAAACTGGATAAGTTTCATCAGGAATTAATTCAGATTCCTTGATGTATTTTCCGCATAAATAACATGAACAATAGGCTTCGTTTTCAATCGATTGGATTGACATAAGCAATTCCTTTCAAACTTTTCCAACTTGCCATTGAATCAAGAATAGAAATAATTTCATCCTTGGTTTTCAACATTAGTTTTTCCTTTTTAATTCTTCCAAGTGGATAGTTGGCCATTTCCCAATCTTTAATTATTTCTGAGATAGTCATCTTTGAATTCCTTTACTAGATATATTCATGATTTGAGCTTTGTTCATTCTATTTCTTAATCGAATTGGTAGCCTGTCTAGCCGAGAATCACTTTCAGGGATTGATAGTATTACAAGACTACATGTATCTTTTGTACTCAATAGAAGAGCATTCACATCATCAATATCTTTTTCCGCATAATCAGCAAGTGAGTTAAGAATTAGAATATCAGCAGTTTCAATATCAAATTTAAGCTTTAAGAATTTTTGTTTTTCTTCATCACTCATGAATCTATTTCTACGTTGCTCCGTGTATTTATCGGGCCTAATTGTTTTTACTTTTACAGTTTGACCTAAATTATCAATGATCCATTTAACAAAATTATCTGCGCTAACTACGCTTAGTTCATCGCCATAATTATATTTAACGATGACATCTTTTCTAAGGTCAACGCCTTTTTGTAATCTTAACTTTTCAAAATAATCGACTTCCTCTGGTTTAGTCACATCTGTTCCATATTCTGGTGACGCTCCGTAGCTAACGAGTCTTCTATCTTTTTTCTCATTTTGACATTGAGGGCAAAAGTGAGGTTGATAGTTTCTTTTTTCGCCACCTATATACTTTCCCTCAATTGATAAAACTTCTTTTTGAACTTGCCATAAGTTACAATGATGCACTCCACAAACGCCAACACCTTCTTTTATGATTTCAACTTCATAATTAGCAAAATGGTCTATCGCTTCTTTTTCTTCATCAATCAAATATATCCACCTGCTTTTCTATTTTGTGGTTCAGAGGTTGGTAATGTTTGAAAATCATCAAAAGTCTCTTTATCTCCAATGATGAACTTAACAGCATTAACAGAGAATTTACCCGTTGGATCATCAATTTTTTCTCGTTTGTACCACACAGAATAGTTTTTAGCCCCGGTTACCGCCTGTTCCTTCTGGAATGTTGGTAGTTTAATAAATTCGATTTTCACAGCTTCACGCAACTTGTTATTTTTAATAGCTAAGTTAGTAAAAGTATTAAAATAATCAGAAAGTAGAGAATCAGTGTCACTATCTACATCTTCTTCTATGCCTTTACCTTTACCTTTATCTATATCTATACCTTCTTCTTTCTCTTTATCTGTGGCTGCGCCTTGTGTGTCTTTTGGTATACCGCTTGTCGTACCAAAAGTTTTTTTCTTGAATTGATAACCTTTTGCTTCTAATTCTTTTCTAGCTTCTTTAAAAGTTGTTTGACTATAACGATCTACTCTTAGATTATTATTTTTTAACCAATGAATAATAAAGACAAGTTTTCCATCGGTAGTAAAATCTATAAAGCTCTTATCTAACAGAATTTTTAAATCATCTCTAGTCCCAAATCCAAGATATCTTAATTCACGTTCAACACTTGCGACAATTCCATCATCATCTGCAATCATTCCAAAGTGAAAATATAGTAGCTGGCTTGACTGTGGTAAATCTAAAAATTCATCACTTCTAACCACTTCTTGATTAAACATTCTTTTTTTAGCCACTTTTGTTCCTTACTAAATATTTTTTATTTTGCTGAACTGATCACTCAGCTCATTTGAACTTAATTTCGTGTAAATTGTGGTAGTTGCTATTTGCTCATGACCTAACAACTGCTGCAAAACGGTAGCATCTCCACCATTCATCAAGAACGACTTTGCAAAGTAATGTCTGATAGAGTGAGGATATACTTTTTCTTTGTTCACTTTTGCAATACCAGCAATTTTTTTCAAATTTACTCGATAAGTTCGCTGATTCTTATAGAAAATTGTTTCTTCAATGCCAGCCTTTTTAACATAAGCTTTCAATTGTTTTTTAAGAAACTGAGGAATTGTGATAATTCTCTGTTTCCCTTTATTTTCTATAACTGTTATTTTTTTATTGAGGTCTTCCACTTTAAAAGAACAAACTTCAGAAATTCGCATTCCTGTATTACCAATCACTAAAATAAAAAGTCGCATTTCTTCAGTAGTACTATTTTTAATCAGTCTTTTATAATCAGCTTCGGTTATTGATTCTCTATGTTCTTTAGTTTGGCTCTTCAACAACTTGACTGATAATCTTTCAGAAATATATCCTTCTGTTTCTAACCACTTTAGATAAACATTGACAATAATAAGTTTCTGATTGATTGTTTTCAATTTATAGTTTTTCCCAGATTTATACTGAAAATCTTTCAAGTATTGCTTAAATTCAATCAAAGTTTCTTTATCTAATGAAAAATCATTTGAAACAATATAATCATCTAACTGTCTGAGTGTGGTTAGGTAATTTTTTATAGTATTTTTTCCTAACTCATTATCTTTAAGAAAATACTCATATTCCTTGAGTTGTAGCATTCATAAACCACCTATCTCTCTAATGTCCAAACAGCACTTTGAAATGAATAACCCGATTCACTGATGCCACCTTCTAACTTAGTGTGAAAATCATACCCTTGTTTCCTCAGCTCACTAATTCTTGCTGGAGCTTCCCAAATTCCAAGAAAGGTTAATGCTTCCCATCTGGTTAAAGATGCATGAGTATCAAACCAACGAAGTATTCTTTCATGCTGTGTTAGTTTTTGATTTGGTTCAATATTATTAGCCATATTTCCTCCGATCTGTTACAATTGAAGTAGAATTTTTCGTAAATTTTCTACCGAGTCCGCATGCCAGTGCGGGCTTTTTTATTTTGCAATCGTGAGATTTTTGTTTGTCATTTTCTGACGAGCAATGTCATTTTTATGATGCTGCATGTTTTCTGCAAACAGTTCTTTATTTTCTTCTTGCAATTTATTAGAGAAATCAATCCAATCTTGACGGCTTTTTTCACAATTAACAAGACTTTGTTGAGTTGATTCCAACTCTCTTTTAATGCGATCATAATCAGCAAGTTTAAATTTTTCTTCTTCTGTTTTAAATCCAAACATTTTATTTACTTCCTCCTGAAAATTTCTGATAAAATTCTTTATTTATAAACTCCATCATTTCTTTAAACTTAAACGACCAGTTATCTCCTTTACCATTTGGGTAATAAACCCAACCTCCGTTTTCAACTGATATTCTTTTTCTTAAATCAGGTTTTCTTAAAACTTTTGAAACTGTTGGAATACTGCGGTTTGATTTTACTGTAAAAACATCCATACCAACCCAACCATCAAAATCTTGTTTTTTAAGTTCCAAGTACTCGATTTTATCAATCAAAATTTTATCGTCAGGGATTATAACTGGTATTGTCGCTTTCACTTCTAAGACTTGTTCCATGATATTTTCTCCCTTATTTAAATTTAATAGGATAAATTTCCATTAACTTGGCAAGCATTTCGACTGCTTTTGGTCCACCATCAGTTTTATTGAGAGCATTTCTCAATTGTTGTTCGCTGATTCCATCAAGTGCAAATGCAAGTGTCTTAATTGAAATACCAGATTCTTCACGGTATTTATTCACTGCTGTTCGCATTTTTTCTAGTGCAACTTCCGTCATTTTTTACCCCTTTCAAAGTATTAGTAAAGAATTTTTATTATTTTTCATAGTTAACCCTTGACTTTTTTTATTCAATATCATAAAATAAGAGCATAGTTAAAGAGCCTATAAAACACTTTATAAAACTTGCTTGGCGGCGTTGTTCATTAGTATTTATTTAGGTTTTCTTTATCTTTCGTTTATAAAAATAACTATTTATCTTTACAAAAACTATTTTATACAAATTCATAAACATTGTCAAGTGTTTTATTCAAAACTATAAAATATTTTTTTGAGATACCTTGAAAGGCTTGATATGACTACGTTTGAAAGAATAAAAAGTTTAGCTGATAACCAAAAAATTAGCCTACAAAAAGTTGCAATAGATATCGGTCTCAGCGAAAATGCTATTTATGGTTGGAAAACTCGTAAACCAAAAGGTGAGGATTTAGCAAAAGTAGCCGACTATTTTCACGTTTCTGTAGACTATCTGCTCGGACGTGATATGACTGAACCCAAAAATATAACAGTAGATTTGGCTGATTTAGCTAATAAACCTAAAGATTTTGACTGGGATAGCGTTTTGTCAGTTGGTGGTAAACCTATTCCAGAAGAAGATAAAGAGATTATCCGTCGTTTATTTGCACATAAACTATCTGATTGATTATAAATTAAAGAGAGGACGGTAGTTTATGACAGGTAAAGAACTACTAGAAATTATAATTGTTAAAATTGAAAATTTAGGTATTGAACTTAAATATGAAAAATTGAATGGGGCAAGTGCTTATATTTCCTATAGATATGGTTGGGGGATCATAGATATAGAAAGAGCAACTGTGTTTGAAATATGCCACGAATATATCCATGCTAAAAATAAAGATATAATCCGTCACTCAGATAATGACTGGGATAATCCTTGCGAAAAAATCGCTGACAAAGAATCTATTCTTCTTCTATGGGATATGTTTGAAGAAAATGATGGGACAGTTGAAGATATAAATCGCTTTATTGAAATAACAGGTAGTCCAGAAAAACTAACTAAGATTATCGTTTTAATATCAAAAATTAAATCATGGGATAAAGAGGAGGTCAAGTATCAAGTAACTCATTATTTAGATAGTACTGACGATGAACCAGAAAGTTGGAATGTTTATAATATAATGGACGCATGCCATATTGATCACAAATGGGAATCGTTGGTTATGAGTACACTTTTGGATTTAAACTCAAAAAATGGTTTGCAAACGGTGATGTAAATTAGTGCTTTGTATGAAAATCAGAATTAATATATATATCTACTTTTATTTTTAAAATACCAAAATAATAAATGAGCAATGTCTTGATTCTCGAAAAAAGCTAGACAGGAGGAACTAATGGGATTTTTAGACAAACTTGGAAATGGAATCAATAATAAAATTGATGACAGGAAACAAGCTAAAGCTGAGAAAGCTGCTTTTTTTGCAGAAAATGATGAACTTGTCAAATCACTTTCTAAAACTGGTACTGTCGATGGTTCTGATTATAGTGATGTTCAACAAATCATTATACTTAAACCTTCAATGTTTGGTAAAGCACACGCAGTTAAGTATCATACTTTACAAACATTAAGAATAAATGAGCAAATTATTGATACCACAAAAACTGAAACTAAGTCTAAAGGTAAAGAAAAAAGAAAAGGTGTGCTTGGAAGAGCGGTTGTTGGTACTGTCATAATGCCTGGTGTAGGTACTGTTATAGGTGCGGCGACTGCCAAAAAGAAAAAAACTGGTAAAGAAAATACTACTTCTACAACAACACAAGAGATTGTTAGAACATTGATTATCACAAGAGATTCTCCTTTTGTTGATACCATTACTATGCCATTTAGTGACTCCCTTTTTCATAAACTTCAATCTATCATAGATGCTAACAATAAACCTGCTGATGAATTAACCAGAGATAATTTAGATAAACTAATTAAATTAAAATCCCTTTTAGATGACGGAGTACTTACACTCGAAGAATTTGAAATTCAAAAATCTAAGTTATTAAAATAAAATAAAAAATCCGCCCAAACTTTGGACGGCGTGAGCGGACTAAATAAATAAAATAATGAGCAATACCCAGATTCTCGTTAAAAGCTAGGTTAGGAGAGTATTTTATGAAAAAATTAGGATTATTTATCTTAGGATTTGTTTTAGTTATTGGTTTGTTTTCTTTTGAAACTACAGCAAGTGCTAAAAGCAAAACAAAAGTAAACAAAATTGCTTTCAATGCACAAAACCTAAAAAAGGTTTATTATAAAAAAGTGGATAGTAAGACAACTGGAGTAATAACTTTAAGAGGCCCAAAGGGTTACGAAGCTGTGCAAGTTGGGTATAACAATAAACATGATACCGCTAAGAACTCGGAAAAAGCTCAACAAAATGCTAAATTTTACATGAAGCAAATTGTAAAATATATAAAGAAACCTAAAGTTGGCAAAGAAATTTCTATCCAATACGGGCAAGGAGCTGGCTTTGATCGTAGTGAAAACTATCAATCTATGTTTACTATTACTTTAAATAGTGTTAGTTATGACAAATTGAAAGAATATAAAGGTGATTTCACAAAGCTAGATAAAATGTACTATTTTACTAGTACTGAATCATAACAAAAAATCCGCCCAAGTTTTGGCGACGAGGGGCGGATTTAATTTAAAAGTATTGTATAACTGCTTTTTAAAAGCTGTTTTACTGTACTCATTTTATCATAGAAATGGAGTAAAAATCAAATATGGCTACATATCAAAAACGAGGAAAAACTTGGCAATATTCAATCTCAAGAACAAAGCAAGGGCTTCCCCGTCTAACAAAGGGTGGGTTTTCTACAAAGTCCGATGCACAAGCTGAAGCAATGGATATTGAAAGCAAGCTAAAAAAAGGATTCATTGTTGACCCCATTAAGCAAGAAATTTCCGAGTATTTTAAAGATTGGATGGAACTTTATAAGAAAAATGCAATTGATGAAATGACTTATAAAGGTTATGAGCAAACATTAAAATATTTAAAAACCTATATGCAAAATATTTTAATTTCTGAAATAACAGCATCTTCTTATCAAAGAGTACTAAATAAATTTGCTGAAACACATGCAAAAGCATCTACAAAAGGATTTCACACTAGAGTTAGAGCATCTATTCAACCTCTGGTTGAAGAAGGTAGGTTACAAAAGGACTTTACCACTCGTGCAGTTGTTAAAGGTAATGGAAACGACAAAGCCGAACAAGACAAGTTTGTAAATTTTGATGAATATAAACAATTAGTTGATTATTTCAGAAATAGACTTAATCCAAACTATTCATCTCCCACTATGCTGTTTATAATTTCAATTACAGGCATGAGAGCTAGTGAAGCTTTTGGCTTAGTCTGGGATGATATTGATTTTGATAATAACATTATCAAGTGTCACAGAACTTGGAATTACAGAAACAAAGTAGGTGGTTTTAAAAAACCAAAAACAGATGCTGGAATAAGAGATATTGTTATAGATGATGAAAATATGCAACTGCTAAAAGAATTTAGAGAACAGCAAAAAGAATTATTTCAAAGCATGAATATAAAACCAATTCACGACTTTGTTTGTTATCATCCTTATAGAAAAATAATAACTCTTTCAGCTTTACAAAATACATTAGAGCATGCATTAAAGAAACTAAAAATTTCTACACCGCTTACTGTACATGGTTTAAGGCACACTCACGCTTCTGTTCTCCTCTATCACGGAGTTGATATCATGACCGTTTCAAAACGTCTAGGACACGCAAGTGTGGCTATCACACAGCAAACATATATTCATATTATAAAAGAGCTAGAAAATAAAGATAAAGATAAAATAATTGAGCTGCTAATGGAGTTATAATTTTCTTACAACAAAAATACAACAAATCATCAAAAACTAATAATAAACCCATTATCTAAAGCTAATTTATCCTTTACTATGTAGTTCTTCATGGGAGCTCAAGAAGACTAAATACACAATAAAAAAAGGAATGGCTTTATCAGCCATTCCTTTTTTATTGCAATACAACCTCAGCTGACATATTTCGAAGACTTAGAAATATAAATATAACTAAAATCTGATGCTATTATCATTTATGGAAGAATTATAACTGTCGCCGTATCCAATACTACATTTTTTGAATCAGTTATAGAAACTGAAACTTTTGATGATTCAATAATATGGAAGGTTTTAAGAAAATACTGAAATCTTCCTGCACCCGGGTTTATGGAAAGATTAGGTGTATCCTCACCATCAATTGTCAGGAATATTTTAGCAGCAACCCCGGTGTAAGTTCCAGTAATTCTCCTGTCTGGGTCACCTGAAACTGAATAAGAATCAACATAGGTAATTTTAACTGGTCCACCATCTTCTGTAACAATAATATTTATAGATGCTTCAAAAACTCCACCATTTTCTACGTTATAGAGATAAATAGTAATCATCTGACCTTTTAATTGCGGTGGAATAGTCAGAATATAGCTCCCATCTTCTTTCACCGTTTCTTGTCCACTAATAATCACATTGTTATTTGAAGCAAAAACACGGTAATTCTCTCCTGGGACACTTACTCCTGTAATTTCGGTTGCCCCTGTATAAACAGTATTGACTGAAATCAATTGATTTTCTAATTCCAT